GTAGTAATAAAAAAGAGTGATTTATTAAATTTTTCTGAATTAAACTTAGAAGGTTGTTTATATAGCATGGATGAATTTGTTAACTCATACAAACTTTGTAAACAGTTTAATTGTTTGGATAAATTTTTTAAAAGTATTCCTTCAAAAATGATGAATGAGTTTACTTCATTAGGATGGTCAGATACATTAGAAGATTACTATAAAGAGGTAATAGATAGTCAAGAAGATTTATTATCAAATAATAAAACTATAGATGATCTTATTAAATATTTTAAAAATAATTATAATCAAACTTTATATTCGGTTGAAGCTAAGGAATCATTTAGCATAAAATACAGATTTATCTATGAATCATTTAAAAGTTTTATATTTTTGATGACTTCTGAAATAAAAACTGAAACATTTGAATCTGTGTTATCTGGAAAAGTAAAAAATCCACCTACACAATTTGAAGATCCTAATACTGGCCGAAGAAATCAAGGAGTAATTATAGTAGATAAACTATACGATACTGAAATAAATATAGATTGTCCCTTTGGTGTAAGAGGTCATTGGAGAAATCAATACTACGGAAAAGATGCGGCCGGAAATCCAATACATAAAAGAATTTTTATTGAAGCATTTGAGAAGAAAGGTTATCATAGAAAGGCAACAAAAGAATTAGTGGAAAGCAAATAAAAAATTAAGAGAGGAAATTAATCCTCTCTTTTTTAATTTTTCTGCTCTTTTTTATAAATATTCCAAAACTTTTCCACTTCAATCTCTACTTCTAAATAATCCTCTTCAGTAATAACATTAGAGAGTCTTTTATTAAGATTCTCAAGATCTGATACTTTAGAAGTATTATTTTTTGATTTATAGAATTTAAACATTACATTTAGTTTTGGTTGAAGAGCATCAATTTTCTTTTCTACTTCTTTACTAGGATAACCACCTAAAGCTCTACTTATAGCTTTTCCTGTTCCATAAAGAACTTTTCCAGCTAAATAACTAGCAATCATAGTTGCTATTACTCCTCCTGCTTTCATAAATTTTCTATATTTAAGTTTTTTATTCACATATAAGGCTTTGACATGAAAAAAGAAGGGATTTAATTATTATCCCTTCTTCTAATTTTATTTTCAAGAAATAAATTCCTCGAATTTGTAATAAACTATGTATTCCTCTTGATTTTCTCCTTTTATATTAGGTATATTCTCTTTATCAATAAAATTTTGAACATCTTCTATGGTTTTATAGTTTTCTGACCAATTAGTTTGTTCTTTTTGAAATTTTAAATCTTTTAGAAATCCTTTTAATCTAGCTCTTTTATATAAACCTCTATGAGGAGAACTTTGAAATTCTCTTCTGGTTTTTATATCATTGTCTATTATGTATTTTTTGTGTTTTATTAAAATCAAATTCTTTCCAATTCATAAAATAATAAATTAAAATAAGGAGGGAATCAATTCCCTCCCTAAATGATTTATTTAGAATTAGATTATTAGTATAGTATATTAATGAGAATCATATATTTTTTAATCTAATTCTGAATTTTCTTTTCTCATATTTTCTGTATGAAAGAAGTAATCAATAGCATTAAATGTAGTTAGGTTATATCTCAATCTATCTACGGGCGTATTACTAGGTCCATAGGAAATAACAAGATCTTCAAATGATACAAAACTTTCATTTAGTATTAAACTAATTTTAGGATCCTCAAGATATTTCTTTGCTGTTCCTGGTTGAAGTTCAGCAAGAGATATATGAGGTGTATAAGAATACTCAGAAACAACTTCATACTTCGTTCTTAATCCTTTATTGATTAATCCAAGTGTTTTATACAATTCACTAGTTTGTTTCATTTTCAACACTATATAATCACTATCATTCTCAAAAGATCCGATCTCAAAATTATTTAAAATTCTTTCAGTATTTTCAGATCTTATATATTCAATAAAATTATCAAATTCGGGTTCTCCTAAGATAGTTTCGATATCTCCTAGAATATTCATCCTAGGGATTTCTTTTCCTTGAGCGTATAATAATGTTATATGTGATTCATTTTCAATTCCAGTATCTTTAAGATCTTCTCTACTAAATATAGCAGATAAAGATACTGGAAGATAGAGCGAGCAATTTAGCATTAAACAGCTATTATTTTCCATATCAATTACCTCCCATATTTAATAGGTTATTTTTACGACGGAATTTAATCTTTAAATCATTTAATTCTTTTTTTAGACTTGCTTACTAATTATTATCTCTAATAAATTTTAGTACTAGACTATATCTTTTACAAATTAGATTTCAATTTATAATTGTTCACATAGTCGTTGAATCTAGTTTTATAAATCTAGACTGCTAATTAAACTTTCTCATTAAGTCTTTCTAGCAATTCTAACAATTCTTAAGTTATATCTCAAACTTTGGACCATTTTATTTTTAATCCACCTTGATTAAATCCCTTATCATCTACTACGGTTAATCCTAGACCAAGTAAATTATTTAAAAATATTTGATTATCTTCCTTCGCAGTGTCTTTTCTAGCACCGCTGATAAATTGATCCGCATTTCTAGAAAGTAATACGGCCAATTCCATCTCACCAATTATCTGTCCTGTCTGTCTATAGCGTCCCTTTCCAAGTATAGGTTCATCTCGTTTAGCATTAATATCTACGCCATATAGACTTGATGTAACCTTATTACTATATGATGGTATATGGTATAACTCTTCAAGGGTCATGAATCCCGCCTGCAAAGGTTTATCTACTTCTCTAAACTTACCAGACATTCCAGAAACTAATTTATCATATTCTTCTGGTTCTAGATTTTCTTTTAATTCATCGAGATCTGTTAATTCAGTCTCAGGCATAAGAATTTTACTCTGACTTTCTACACCTAAATCTTCAGCCCATTGATTTACAAGTTCTGGAGTAAATTTAGTAGAGAAGCAGCCAACATTGAAATAATACATATCCTCGATTTTACTAGTATTATGACGTTCTATAATTTCTTCTACATCCATACTAGTAAAACGTCCGGGGTAATATGTTTCAAGAAGGGGCTTAATCTTCTTTTGCCCTGTTTTTGTTTTCTTATAATTATCTACAAGATCGTGCAGTTTGTGTGCTATATTTCCGAGTTGTAATTCCATCTCTGGTTCATTAATATGTTCTATTAAGGAAGACTATATTATCTAAGTACTTACTATAGTCGTTGAGAAAGGATTTTATTACTTAAATCAAGCTAAGAATATCCCTTTTGCTGATTATCTATTGTCATATATTACATCCGCTCTAGATAATTAAATCTTTAGAGCAGGAAATTCCTATGACGTAAGTTTTCCAGCAATTTAAAGTATTTTCCTAAATAATTAATGTTTAGGCCTCTAGAATTTAAAGGACGCTCGGAATTTTCAATTATGTTAACTGAATATTTTCTATTCAAGTTCAGACTATATCATCTACTATCACAGTAGTTATGTATTTAGTCGTTGAATATAAGTATAATTTTGATAAATAAAGACGACGAAGTTTCAATCTTTTATAAATTTATATCCTTTTTCTGGAGAATGATTTACTATATAAGATAAGTTCTCTCTACTTAATCCATTAGCTTTAGCACATTCTGTTATAGAATGAAATATTCTTCCACTAGGATCCATTATCTTTTTAGAATTTGGATGTTTTTCTCCTACTCTATCTCTACATAATTGAGCTTTCTTTTCTCTTAATTCATCTGATAGATTTGGTTTTTTCTGAGGCTTTTTCTTTCCTGTTTGTGCCTTAGAAATATTTTGTTTCCATTCATCCGTTATTATTCTGGCTTTCATTTTTTCTCCATGTAACCTCCTTACTTCAGGATCTTTATAATACTCTTTTAGTGTATTTGAAATCTTTAATCTCATTTCTGATGTTTTCTCAGGATTTTTTCTTGTTTCAGAAAATCTTTTTCTAATATAATCCACCTGTCGAGGAGAAAGATGTTCACCAGTTTTACTAGTTGATATTCGCTGAATAGCATAAATTAGTTTAGGATTATCTGGATACATTCGTTCTAATAGCATATGACATATCACATGCTCTCTTCCAGTTAACATTACTAAATTAGATTCATCATCACTACCTCCCATACATTTAGGAAGAATATGATGAATTTCTACATAATAATCCACTGTTCTTTTATCTAAACCTCTTTCAAGGCCTCTTATTATAATAGATTCATATATCTTTTTATATACTAATCTATTATGTTCTAAAATATCTTCTTTATTCATCGTCTTGTTTTTATTTATATTTGTCGCGTCTTTTTTATAAAATTTAACTTATACTGCTAATTATCTATAAGACTTCTAGCATTTTAACATAATTTAAGAACCGCAAAAATTCTACGGTTGATTGTTGAATACATTCTTGCTTAATAAATTTTTATTAAGATTAGACTATATTATTTAAGCTTGCCATAGTCGTTGAACAAGTAATTAAATACTACTATACTACTTGATGCTGATTAAATTTTAATATTTTTCCAGCATTTTAAAGCTTTTTCATAGATTTCAAAAAATCTAAGTCCCATTCATTAAATAGGATTCATCACAACCTCTACTCTTTTTTGTTTTCCATCCTTATCGACCATTATAGGCATTAAATCGTCAGATTGAATTTTTGATACAACACCCTTACCTCCATATCTGGAAGTAATTTTAGAACCAATCCATTGATAATCAATAACTTATATATTGATATTAGACTATATCATTTATATCTTGTCCTTAGTCGTTGAACATCTTACTTTTGTTAGATGATGCTGATTCCTTGGTTCCAGCAATTCACAAAATTTTCTTGAATATCAATTAAGTTATTCAAGGGACAATTATAATTTATCCCGATGGTTCTTTTAATAAGTCTTACACGAACAGTATACACAACTTTATAAGCATCCGGATCCATATTAATAGGATCTAATGTATCTGCTGCAATATACTCTGGATATTTTTCGTAGATAATTTTTCTAGATTTTGTTTTTTCATATTCATCTATAACATCCTGAGAGGTATGTGTAAATGAATAGTCAGGTGATTTTACTGATTTAGGAATTTTAGGTTTCTTCATTTCCTGTATCATTACATCAGAAACTATTGCCTCGTCTATATTATTAGGCACAACTAAATGATCCTCGATAGTATATTCGGAGAGATCATGTCCTTCTCCGAAAAGTCCTCCGAGTTTTTCTTGTAGTGCCTGATTTATAGCATCAAGACGAACAGCTTTATATAATGTCACTACTGCATCTTTTGATTTAACCTTTGTTCCAATAGGGGCGATCCACTTAATAGCACTAGTACTCTTAACATTAATCATTAAGTCAATTATACTATAAGATGCTATACGATTTGCAAATGATTCTGATATCACCAAAGCATCCTCATTTACTAAACCATAATAGGCGTGGAAAAGTACCAGAGCATTAACGCCGGCCTTATATGTTTCAGGAGTATGTCCAACTGCACCAGTTATAATATCTCCCTGTTTTACTTTTTGGCCGATTTTTACTTTAGGCTCTGTAAATACCGCCACGTCATTTATACTCTGAATCGCTGTTCTTCGTAAAATATTTGTCTCAGTTCCATCAGGCAATTCAATTATAACTTCATCCTCTGTTATATCCTTTACCTTACCCTCTGGATAACTGAACTTTTCATTTAATATATTATCTTTCAACTCTTCATTCCTTCCAGTGTCAACAAGTGCACGCTCCGCATTAATCAGAGGTATACTCTGTTTAAGCATTGATGTCAAATCTTCTATAATATACTTTTAATTATAGTTTAGAATATAAATTTAACCTTTATTTTGGTTAGTAAGTCTTTATTCGTTACACTAAAGAAATCTATTATCTTTAGCTCGGTATTAGAATTTTAATTATTCCTTCACCGAATTTACTTACTAATTACTTAAAATATTACTACTTTAAGCGGCACATAAATTAGTACCCATGCTTATTCTGACACTATCTGTATACACTTAAATTATTTTTAACTTAAGTAGACTATATCATCCCAGGTTTTAGTTCCTAGGTTATACATTTAGTCGTTGAGAAAGGATTTATATTAGTAATCCTTTTTGCTGATTTGAATCTATCTTTCCAGCATTTTAGTATAATTTTCCTAATCTACTATAAAATTAGGCAACTATTTTATAATTGGTAAATGGAATTCTTCGAGTTGTACTAGACAATCTATAATCAGGATGTAAGTCGATTAATTCCACTTCTTCGATTGGAACCATTTTTCTCTTCATCCTATATTTAACTTCTACCTGACCATCTTTATCAGGTTTTAAAGTATTAGTTTCATAATCTACATACTCACTGGCAGCTACTTTTTTATTAAGATAGTCTATATATTTTATTGTTATTTTTACGAAATTTAGATCATATACATCAAATAATACATCATCATCTGTAATATGACATGAAACTGTAAGTGAGTTCTGAAGATTAGTATTATTATTACTTTTATAACTTAATTTTATTTTATTAAGTAATAGACTATATTATCTTTGAAACTTTACTTCAAGCTCTTTCTATAGTCGTTGAACATCTCTTTATTTGCTTGAGATGATGCTGATTCTTTTCTAAGTTCCAGCAATTTTAGAGTTTTCATTCTAATGTTTTATATCAGAATGCTACTAATAAATTAATAGGTGTCGTTATTAAATAATATTTCTATTATTACTAGACTATATCTTAAAACATTAATCGTTTTCTTGTACATAGTCGTTGAATATAAAAATTGATTATTGAGAATTGGCATTTATATTATTAATTAGAATATTATAATCTTATTTGTTATTATCATTATATATTTTTTGCCAATTCATAAAATTTAATGTATTAATTTCTATATAATAGATGCCTTTCCTTAATTTAATCAATTTTTATACTGCTGATGAATCCTCTTTCACAAGAAGATATTTCCAGCAATTCACAAAATTCTATCAGAATATTATTTTCTGAACGGACTAACCATTAATCCGCGATATCAACCAGATCCGTAAAGGTCTGATTAAATGCTACGCTCGCAGGGATAACAATTTTTTGGGAAATAGCCTCTAAGTTAATGGAATTTACTCCGGGGGGAACTTGTAGGCTAGAGTCTCCTTTGTTATCACTACTTCCTTTAAAATAACGGAATGCTAATGTACTAATTGCAGTAACTTGATCTTGAATTTTACCATACTTTGTAAAATATGATGTAATTCTTCGTCTTGCTGCAAAATAGTTTCGTCCATTATTATTTCTAAATATATATTGCATAAAACTATTAGGAACTGATTCTAATGTTTTATCAATGATTAGATCTTTTAGTCTATCATCTCCAAAGGCTAAACATTCCTGAATAAGTTTCTGTGTAATATATTCTGGTTTATAATCGAGATCAAGTTTAATCATTAATTTTTTTGTCTGTCTTTCTGATAATTTAAGAATATCTTTTTTATCAGTTTTCAAGAATTCATCAATTTCATCAAACTTAATATCAATCGGTTTATCTGCAATTCCAAGTTCCGGATTAATTCTTTTTATCTTCAGAATCTGTTTTTGAATATCGTAAACTCTATCATAGTCGAAATTAACTTTATAATCTCCTGTACCAGACATTTTAATACGACAGTCATAATCAGATCCCATTCGATTAGTTGAAATACGATAAGCGCCTTCTATAATAAATGCACCATCAATTTCTTTAGGAACTTCGAACTCTGCATACTTCATTTCAGGATCTTCTTTCCCATCCGTTATAGTTGTATATTCAATTCTTACTTTATGTGTAGCAGTTAATCCATTTTCAATATAGTAAGAAGCTGGTTGAGGAGGTTCTTCTATAAATGAATATCCAATTTTTCCAACTTTTACTTTAGGATTATATGCATCAACTTTATTAAAAAATCGATCTACTATAATTTTTGCTCCAGTGTTTCTGAAATATTGATTAAAATTACTCATTATACTAATGGTTTTATATTTAATTGCTTATATTCGCAATCTACTGAATTAAAAAATGTTTCTAATTCTGATTTAATACTATCTTTTAAGCTACGAGCCTCTACATATTCTCCCATAGGTTTACCATCAAGAGATCTAAAAAAAGCTTCATAAGTAACAAGATAATTGAAGTTATCTTTAAGTTGATGTAATGTAAGCTTTACCGAAAATCTTTCATACTTCGGAAAAATATCATCTCTAAGTTTTTCATATAATATTTCTCTCGCCTGTATAATATTCGGATCTTGACTGTCTAAAATGTTATATGGAATTTCATATGATAGTATAATTTTATAATAATTATCGTTCATAACAAAAAATTCTCTTCTCTGGTTTTAATCATCATATATCCAAGTTCATCAAATTTCCTCCCCTTCGAGATGTAGTTGATGCTTTCTTGGGTTTTTCTTCTTTTTGTTTATCTCCATCCACAGAGATACATTTTTCTTGCTCGGGTTTACTTCCAAGGCTCGATAAAAGATTAGTATTATTAGATTTATCCACAGAGGAAGATGAGGTAGTAGTATAAACCACCTCACCGTCTCTATGAATAGTTACATTAATACTCAACTCTTTTTCAAATTCTGGAAGATCTATTTCAAATTTAATAGTTCCCATAATTTGTTTTTACTTTTGTTTTTCGTCAAGTTTATTATTTAAAAGTAATCCTAATATAGTTTCTGTCATTACGTCACCAGAAAGATTTAATTCCCCTTTGAGAGCTTTAGACACAACTCTAGAGCTATAACCGTAAGACAAAACAGTATAGAATGACTTCTTATTTAAAACACCACTTTGAGTACCTAGATATTGGATGTCTTCAATCTTCTGTGTTTCTGGATCTACACTTACATCAGTTAAACCTGTAAATAAAAGTTCAATAAGTTCTTCCTGTGTAGCATGAAGATCTGATAAACCAGTTGATACAAATCCTCCATCCGTTAAAGTATAAAATTGTTTTCTAAAGATTAAGTAAATATCATTAATATTAGAACTCAACTCTGCAATAACATGATTCATATTGCAAACTCCGCTGGAAATTCTTTGAAACTTCTTAACCTCTGTACCATCAGGAAAATAATACATACAATCTGGATTATAATCATACTGAGTATCACTAATCCAAACTTCAATATCACCTTCCTTAGTCTCTTTGTAATGAATAACCCCATCATTCAAAGCATAACAATCAGATACAATAACATTATCCTTCTCAAAATATCTTGTGCCATCACTCAATTTATCTATAATTTTCTTATTATAGTTTAGAATATAAATTCAACTTATAAAAAAGTTGGTAAGTCTTTATTCGTTATACCTTAAGATTCTAATTATTAATCCAAGGCTTGGTATTACTAGTTACTAGCTTCACCAAATTTACTTACTTATAATCTAGAGAATTACTTCCTTAGACGGCAATTTTATATTCACCTTTGGCACGCATTAGCTTAATGAGAGCGTTCAACTTGTAAATGGGCGAGGTAGTATTATAAGCTGACCCTATTAAGTCACCTTTCTCAAATTTTGTCTTACCTACTCCTACCCAATTATTAGGTCTCGGATATTTTAATTCTCCTCCTCTAACTTTTAGGTAAATCCATCTACCTTCCTCTCTAAACTCACATTGTTTTGGTGCTTTAAGATTTCCTTCTGTATTAAGCACACGTTCATGACCCAGTAACTCAATCTTATCAAGATTGAGTCCTTAATAGTTTTTATATTAAGCTTAGACTATATCTTTTATATAATAGTACTTAGTCGTTGAACAAGTAAATTTTAGTTTAAAACATCTATTAATTTTTAGGAGAATTATTAATAGAGTTAATTATGTTTTTTATATAATTTAGTATTTCTGATTTTTTATTTATAGAGAATCCCTCATTTCCAAAACAAATAGAATCTCTAAAAGCCATTTTTATATTATACTCTAGATCTGCTATTATTTCTCTAGTTGATTCAAAAAGTATTGATAAATTTTTATATTTTAAACCATGATACCCTCTCTTTACTCTAGAATCTATATTTGAAGTAACTCCTAATTTAAATATATTGCTATCTTCGAAATCTACTATATAGTAATAACAAATATCATTAGATTCTCCTTTATTCAAGAACATTCTTTTATCTACTAATATTAATTCTTCTATAGAAGTATTATCTCTATCTATTCCAAGTTCATTAAAGATATCATTATATCCACTAATTTTAATAGATGATATTGGTTTCTGTATATCTTTCCTTCTTACATTGTCTGGTGAAAATATACTATCACCATCTCTCATCTGTTTTAATGCATGTTCTCTTAACCTATCTCTCCAAACTTTGGATTTTCTATCTGCTTTTTGTAATCCAGTAATACCCTTCTTATAGGCTTCTCTCTGTTTTATTTGAGCAGCTGCATTTGCAATATGATTTTCACAACCATCATGAAAGATTTCTCCTCTTGTTGGAATTAATGATCTAAATTTTTTGAACTCATTACAATTTTCTTTTGTTTTTGGATTTACATAAGAGCATTTAGGTAATTTAGACTCATCACCTTTAAGAACTACGATTATATAGTAATCAAGTTCAGATAGGTTATATTTATCTTTTAAGTATTTTATTCTTTTATTTCCTACTTTAGATAAATTATTTAATTGATCTAATATATGCTTCTTATCTTCACCGTCATATATTAATTCTCCAGGACTAGTTACTGAATAGCTAATCCCTTTATATAGTATTAATTCTATTGCCATATTAATTTCTCCTAAAAATATGACTCTATACTAACTTTCCTAAATTAACTGTTTTAAACTAATTTACTAGATGCTGATTTTTCATGTATTCCAGCAATTTCTATTTTTATACATAGCTTTTAAAACCATGTTTCAGACCTAGTGCTGATTGAGTAGTACCCTCAGTCAATGACGTAGCAAAAGATAATCCTATTGCTGCTCCATCAGTAAAACTGAATTTAGTACCAATCAAATCGGGGGTAATTGTGCTAAGATCCCCTTTCCTCTTAGTAACGATTGATCTAACTAATACTAGATCATCTTCTGAACCATTTACAAGAGGCTTGTCAGGTATCTTTTTTCCATTTAACATTGTTCTTCCTAATGCTTTATATCGTGGAATGAGTAATCCTGTGTTTTCTGGATCTTCTCCTTCATGATATATAAAACTATTTAAAAGGAATGAAATTTGTCGTGTTAAATATCCTGAACTAGGCCATTCAAAGAGATTAGATATTATAATTTTTAAAAGACGTCTTCTAATCTCTTATCCTGCTTACGCTTATTCACGTAAGATTAGACTATATCATGATTAAAGAGTTTCCTTAATCTAACAATACATAGTCGTTGATCTTATCTTTGTTTTCTTCTACTATTATACCTTTTTGGTCTTGGTAGATATTTTACATTATTTTTCTTATTCTCTCGATAAGCTTTTGTTTCTTGAATTTTTCTATATTCTTCAATTCCAGAGAGTATAGTTCTTGCTATACTTCCAACAAGCCTTAGAGTTTCTAAGAATTTTTCAAATCTACACATTAAGTTTTAAAAAGTACTAATAATTCATCTTTTTCTCGTTGATAAGTTGCTGATTTTAAAAAACTTTGACTTCGTCTGTCTATTATTATTTCCAGCATTTCTTTGTTATTTATAGTGGGCTACCATAAAGTTCAGGTTTTATTTCTAACTCCACTAACTTTTCAGTGATATCTTTATTTATTCATAAAGACTTAGACTATACCTTTCTTATTCACATAAGTTTCTACATATAGTCGTTGAATTAATACAAAACTAAATCTTAATTAAACTATGTAATCATAAATATTAAATGAATTAACTATTCCTAAACTTTCAGATAATTTAGTATACTTTATATATCTAGTTGTGAATAGTTCATTTTCAGATAATATAATATATTTTATATTTCTTTTTGCAAAGTATTTCTTCGCTGCTATTCTTTTGGCTAAAATCACCGGATCTTTTTCTATTAGATTTGCTGGTTTTAACTCAATAACAACTTGAAGACCTGATTTAAATTTGATGTAAAAATCAGGTAGATATCTATGTTCAGTTCCATCATCCCATTTATAAATAATAGAATCTAAACACCTATCAAATATTTTTATCTCACTTTGCCATTTCTGCTTTTCAAAAAATTTTATAAAATTAATTTCCCAAGATGAATCATAATTAAAATCTTTATTCCAAACTTTAGAATGATATATACCTGTTTTATATTTACCTCCTGTTCGTTTGTTATAATAAGACTTATCTTTCATCATTTCAATATTTCTTTCAGATAATAACCTACTAGAATTCTTTCTCATTTCTAATCCTTTTGGTGTCTTATAGAAATCTTTCATTCGTTGAGAAATTTGTTTTCTTTGTTTTTCTGAAGGACTCCATCCTTTATGTGATTCCCTCTGCTTTTCTCTAGACTCTTTTGTCTGTAATTTGTGAAAATTTTTTAATCCTTGTTCAGACATTCTACTATCTCTTAATAGTTCAGAACACTTTTCTGAACATGTTTTTAAATAACCTCTTTTAAATCCATCCCATCTAGATATTTTTCCACATATTTCACATTTAGGACGATCATTAATATTAGTCAAACCTAATACTATAACATCATAATAAATTTGAGGTGTTATTTTAACAAATTTGCTATTATCATTCAAATGTTTATATAAATGAGATTGAGTTACATAAATATCTTCATCTAATCCAGTAAACCATTTATATAAACATATTTTATAATGACCGCGATTGATAACTTTTAAATAATTATCAAAAGATTTTCCAGGTTGCGGATTTAAACTAATTAATTTATTAAAAGAATCTATTTCTTCTTTATCTGTTAATATAAATTTTTCCAATTTCCCTGCCATAATAATTTCACAACTTTATGACTTAGTTTTGTATTAACTGCTGATTCTCTTCACAGAATTCCAGCATTTAGTAGAATTTATAGTCAACTAAAGGTAAACTAAAATTGACTGTAGTGATCTATTCTCGATTGAATGAAGCTGATAGTCTTTTTCTGTATATCCTGACAAAAGTGTTCCTCGTGTAATAACAGGTTTTTCATCAACTCCACTAACAATAAATTGCAATGATACTTATATTACTTTATATAAGTTTAGACTATATCTTTAATATTATGTATATAGTCGTTGAACAAATAATTTAAGCTTTTACTTGATGCTAATTCTATAATTCTTACAGTTCCAGCAATTAACATAATTTTAATATAATGAGTTAATTTTCATTATATTGCCCAATTTTTTTCTTTAGGCATTGACATTGCTACAATCGAGTTTAGTTTTACACGATTTGCACGTGCTAATTCATTTTTAAGATCTGTACTAAAACTTTCAGAAACTTCTTTTTCATATTTCACTAACTCTTTATTCAATCAATAAAGGTAGACTATATCATTTTATAATAAGTACATAGTCGTTGAACAAATAGTTAATACTACTTGATGCTAGTTCAGTATTTTATATATAGTTCTAGCAATTCTCTTATTTTTCTTAATAATTAAAATTATTAAGTCGCTAAAAATAATTAACGAAATTCTTCAGTCATTATAAGAAGTTTTTGTTTATCAGTAAGATCTTTTGAATCTGCAACATTACATATTCTTTTATACGTCTCAGTATCACAATCAGCATATAACGTTTTCATTAATTCTAAATCTTCTTAATTTAGATAGACTATATCATCTGTATATAACTTCATACAGTTCTATATTTAGTCGTTGAACTCTATTTTATCTAAGAGATAGAGATGCTAATTCTACTTTATTCTAATAGTTCTAGCATTTTAATAGAATTTTCTCAAGATAATTTATTTCTTAAGCTACAATTTTATAGTCAAACGTAACTACTCCTGCTAATGTAACAATTCTGAGGGCAAGCTTCTGTAATGCTTTTCTTTTCTCAACTCCATCAGGAAATTGATTAAGATATAAAGATAATTTCGAAGCAGCTTTAGCACTGATACGTTCATATTTATTAGATAAAATCCCAATTTCATCCATATCTGCGTCTAGAATCTTAGAAATTCGAAGTCTACCATAACTTGTTGTTTTAGCGGTATATTCAACATTTCCAATTTTTCCAGTGAATGTAATTGGAGTACCTACTTTAATTTTTTTCTCTACTTCAACATCTTTAAGAAGTTGCACATAATCCGTATAAAAGTGTCTAGGATTTTCTAATTCATCCTGATCATCAAATACGTATTCTGATGCAACTGCAAGACCATTCAAAGTTTCGTGGTTAAATTTAAATATAGGTTCATTATTTTTCTTATAAACATTCACATATCTTGGCGACATCCTAAGATATGTTTCTTCTGCTGCCTCTGGAGGGACGAGTTGTATGGAGCACGTATCGCCATCGAAGTCAGCATTTAAAGGCTCACAAACAGCGATGGGAAATTCAATTGCATATGAATCATTAAGCTTGAGCTTCATGCTAAACATACTGTACTCGTGCAAAGAGGGTTGGCGATTAACTCTGTGATAATCAATACTTTAGCCAACTTATATTGATTACCCAAGATATCATTCTATCTTGCAAAGACTATATTTTCCATGGTTAAAACTAGGTTATCACAACACTAGCCTGGTTTTGTCCATAGTCGTTGGGTTGAATAGTTTATATTTACAATGAGTTTTGTATTAAAAATTCTAGGTCTTTATTTTCAGAAACTCTATGTTTTAGGAAGTCGTATACTTGTTTTTTGACTTTTAGATCTAGAAATTCAGTATATTTTGTTCCGGTTTCATTAAGTTTCGTATAGTCTTGAAATTTAATAAGTGTATCAAATTCGAGGTCAGCTAATTCGGTTGTAGGTCCAGAGATGATTGCTATAACCTGTCCACCCAAGATATGATTCATGTGTGGAAATTGATAGTTTATGCGCCTATCCCAGTCCTTAGAGAATCCGATTTTAACTGACTTAGGAAATTTAACGAAGTACATATATCCTTGTTCTCCTTGAAATTTATTAAAAAGGAGGTTTCGGTTATTTACTCTCATTGCATATTCAGATCCATACCCTTTAGCATTTTTATCTAGGGCATTTTTAGTCATAATCTGAGCCATTCTTAATCTTTTCTCTTCGCTAGAATTCCACAGCCCAATTTTAGAAGTTCCGGTATATCGTCCTTGTGCGTGAAGCGCTTTCATATGTTCGGAACGATTCCAGGGGCTGTTAGAAGATAGCGAAGATGAATATAATTTTCTTTTTATCTTCATAAGCTCTTCTTTTTTAGGGTTTTGTTTTCTTGTAAATATAACTTTCAACTGCTGATTAGAAATAAGATTCTTCCCAGCAATACACAAAATTTAATACTACAGTTTTCAGGTACTGTAATATTCTAGGATTCACACCTAACGTACCAATTAGGAAACCATTAGTACGATTTGTTTTTCCGCATACTCTTTAAACATTTTCAGAGTTTCCGGATTATTATATTCTTCTTTTGTTGCTTTGAGTGCTTCGTTTTTGGTAAAATTCAGCTCTTTCATTAAGTAATCTAAGAAACCTTCCCGACACATTTCATAAGCGATATGTATTGGAACAGAGATTTCATCGATAGCTAATGTAGTACTAGGTATAATTGGGCATCTAGCAGAATTTTTAGTACGGACAGAATACAAGTCACGTGCTAGATTTTCTTTAGATGTATTAAGTAGTGCTGTAGCTTCTTTTTTCCCAGCATTTAGGAGAGCACGTAAAAGGGCTGTATATCTAACTCTTTCTCCAGGGGTATTAAATTTAGATGTAACTTCCTCATAGTTCAAGTCATTAGATTTTTTATCTTCTACGCAACAAAGTCTGATAATAATAGAGTACCAAATACTAAGTTTATGAGATCCCATTACTTTTTTCCCGTTTTTAATTCCGAGAGTAAAAGGTCTCATCATAGCAGGTTGTACTAGGTAATACCGATTAATTAATTTTTTAAATTCTGTAAGACGAGCGGGAAAATGTTCTTCAATAATTTTAATTAATCCTTCGTAAGAACATAGAGCTTCATCAGTAATAAATTCTGATATTTTTAGTTCTTTTGTTGTTGGATTATATTCGAACTGGCAGGTATCAAAAACTTTAATACCTAATTTCTTCGCTCCTCTTGCACTATAACCATTTCTTCGAAGATCGTCTCCAAAGAAATCTAATACAATTTTACTATCTTTAAAAATATCTTCGAAAAGTTCTTTAAAGATATCAAAACGTAAATCATTCAAGTAATAGAAAGGAAGTTCAATTCTAGCAAATCTTCTCAATCCCTCTTCTCTTGTAAATACTCTCGCCCCGCAATGAGGACAAGGTTCAGCAGAGGGTTGTCGAATTTTTCCACAAATACATCTATCTTCCATGGGTGAGCCAAAAATATCGACATCATAGACTCCACCGGCGATAGGTTGTATTCCATTGTACTTCAGGTCCAAGTCTCTATGATTAAATAGAACTTGATCTTTTCCATCACTTTTAGTATAATCGATGATAGCTTCATCGGTTAGTAACTCAAGAGATACTGACATAAAATTTTAATATTTTTACTGTTTAACCATTCCTTCGACATCTTTCCAAATTATCTTAGTAGCTAGTTCAGAATCGTCAGGATTATTTTTTGACCAATCTTTATATACTTGTTTTACATCTGATATTGCATCTGATCTGGTCTTGTCTTTTAATCTTTCATAAACTCCTGCTTCTTTATCTATAACTACCTCAATCATATCTGAAATAATATCTTGAGTAATAGCTCTTGATGTATTAGTAAATCTGGATCTATATTCACGATAAACCAATACGTCGTCATAAGTAAGTTCGAGATCAGAGTATTCGGCTGATGATCTAATTTCGGCTGGTTCTTTATTAAACCATGATAACTGTAACTTTCTAACTCGATCTGCCACAGCCTGTCTACCCATTTCTTCGTACTTCTTTGCTAATTCTTCGACGATATCATACTTAGCTTTTAGGATTTTTCTCATTGCTTCTTTTATCTGAGTTGCATATTCTTCGGGCATAGTAGGACATTCAACAATTAAGTCATACATACCAGAAGAGAATAAGAAAATAATAAAAGCTGGAATTTGTCTTTGTTTTCTTCGCTTTGATATAATAGAGTCTTTGCTAATATCACGAGTAGCCAAAAATTCTATGAATCTTGCTATTTGGTTTCTCGCTTCTTCAGCATATCTCTTATTAAATCCAGAATCATCCTCATCTTTAAAGTCTATATCAACATCTTCTCCGCGTAAAGGAGTATCAGGTGTATAGAGGCTATTAACCATACGAGAGTGACCTTGCTTATGAAACAAATCTTTAATAATATTTCCGACTGTATTAACTGAAGTATGTTTAGGATTAGCCCAAACTATAGTAGTAACAGCATCTTCAATTGCATTATCTTTATCCAATTTTCCTGCTGCTATTATGTCATCGTATGCTGTAGATAACCAAAGTTCGTCCTTAGTCATCTTACCTTCATACTGAGACTCATCTACTTTAATTTTCTTCTCATCCTCGTCATCTCCAATAATACTCTCATCAGAACCTTCAGAGTCATCGTCGTCAGAATCATCTCCTGTTTCGTCTGGACCTAGATATCCTTGATTTTCTAGGTCTTCTTCTTCTTCATCTAACAAATAATCGTCTTCCATTCTTTATTAGCATTATTATTTTTAATTAATTAGTATAAACCTTGAGAGAACCTGAAATTTTCTCTCAATTATTAGGGTAACACCTTCTGGGATACGTGTTTTAGAGGTTTAGAGGAAGAAAAATAAAGAGGGATTTGTTATTTCCCTCTTTTTCTATATTTATTTTCTTTTTAATAATTCATAACCCTTTGTTTGTTTCTTCTTTCCTGTAGTTTCATCTAAAATTGTAACATATATCAATTTAACTTCAAAATAATTTTCTAAATCTTTTGCCTTAGGAGTAGCTGTATAGGAAATTGATGGATAAAGATACTCTAGTCTAGATTTTATATTAGCTAATGTCAATTTATCTCCAACTTTAAATTCTGAATAAATAGTATTAACTAAAAGTTCTTGACTAAATGTTACTACTCCAAGTTCTTTCTCAATCTTATATTTATCATATCCTAAAGCTCTGAGTTTTTGAGGTCCGAGTGCTAAATAGTAAGACTTAATATTATCATGTTCTCCAATCTGATCTAATACTACTCCTATAATTTGATCATTAAAACTATATTCACAAAGAAGTTTAAGTTTGGCTTTAAAAGTACCTAATTCTTGATATTCCTTTAAAAAATCTGATATCTTTCTATTAACTATATCATCCGGAGATAAAGTATTATGAACTGTTGAGAATACAGTAAATCTATCTTTATAATCTATTTGCTGTATCTTAAAAGCTCTAATCTCGTTAACCAATACTAAATTATTAAGAGCAGGTACTAAAGTTCCACCCTGATGTTCGTTTACAGCTATATAATCATTCTTATAATTATTACTTTTTACATCACTTTGATACTTCTTAGCTAAATTATACTTAACATCATCTAAAGCTGTACTAAATGCAGATAATAAGTCACTAGTAGCTTTCTTTTTTCTTTCTATTTCCTTATTAAACTCCTCCTGACTAACCTTTCTATAATCACAGGTAGATCTATAATAAAAAGTAGCTTCGTTTTTCCATGGATTTTCAAACAATCTTTGCCTTCCCAGAATTTGAGGTAAATCTTCAGAAATATCAACAGCTAAAGAGTCTATATTACTATCACTAAAGATAAACGATCTAGCGCATAAACTATAAAAGTCTGCCCCTAGGTAAACTGTCCTAGTACAAAATGTAAACATCTTAGGTTTAACCCCTTTCAATGGTACCTCTCCTATCACAAATTTCTTCCCTAATCTTTTTTGAATTTTTTTGAGATTATCTGGTGTATTACTACATAATATATTAACCTCCTCTGATTGAAGATCACATTTCTTTATAATACTGACTATATGATTAACAGAGTTTACATAAAATACAGCTTCATCGCTAATTATTTTAGTAGGATAACCGTTAATCATCCTTATAGCACTTTCAAAGTTACCAGATTTATAGGATTGAATAATTTCTGGTAATTTAGTTCCTACACTCATCATAGATAACACTTTTAAAGCAGGTTTAAGAATTCTAGATGGGTCCTCTTTCCCCCAATTCATATCTATATAAGGTAAACCATCAAATTCATCCAGCATGTTTAAATATTCCTCTAACATTGGAGTTGCACTAACAAATAGAGCTGAATGGGATTGATGTAAGTGATATAAGAAATCTAATTCAGTATCTGATTTAAATTTAGCATCATGTAAGATAGTTTGAAATTCATCTATTATAGTGTAAAAACTTTGAAATATACCTAAAGATGTTAATATATCTTTTACTATTCTATATGAATCGTAAGTAACTAGAATTTTACATGGTTTATCTCCTAAGTATTTTCTCTCATTTAGGTAATCTTTAATTTCATTCATTAATCGGTTATAGACAGTATTTTTCCCATTAACCATCTCATCTAATTTCTCCATAAATTGATCTCCTCTATTAATAGATTTATCAATTTTAGAAAGATCTTTATCAATTGGTACTTCTTTTTCCAACTCGTTTATAACTAAATAAACGTCTCTACCATGTTGATCCTTTTTATTTTTAAGTAACATCTTTCTAGGAGAACAAAGTATTACATTTTCAGGTCCTCTTAAACAATATTCTGTAAATCCACATCCAGGTAATTGTTTATTAATTATACACTTTACAGGTAGTTTATAAAATCTAAATAAACTATCCATTTCTGAAATATATCTAATACCTCTAGGTACTATGATATCAGGTAATTTATTGATCATAAATATTTAATATTTTAATTGTTATTTTTTAATTCAATACAGAATCCAGTTACATAAAAATGAAGACATAGGAGTCTCCCTTTTTCATTAATTAGAGTTTAAAGTTATTAGAAGAGCAAAATAACAACTTAGATTGGAGTAAAAATACAAATAATGAAAGAATATGTTATCCTAAAAAAAAGTTGTAATATTTAGATTAGATTCGCCTCCTTGGAGAGGCGAAAATCAATAATATAAAATCTTTATAAATATCTTCATTTTCTGAGTTTATTCCTATATATCTTATTCAAAGTTTCTTCCTTAGACACCCCTAGCGGTAGCGAAAAGGGGTGTAATATAAGGGAAGCTCCTTTGTCCTCATAAATAAGTTACATTTTGCTCTTTAGGATCCTTTAGATTCTAATATATGAAGATTAAGAAAAAATAAACCCCAAGATATTTTCTATCTCAGGGTTGTAGTGGGTTTAGAGTCAGTCGTCAAACATTCGTCTAAACCTCCGTCTTTCTCTGTCTACATTCATTTGTGCCAGAGAATCATTGAATATATCTATGAGGGTATCTTTTAATTCAGAATCCTCTAGAAATACTATCACTGCGATTATAATTATAGCAATGATAGCATATTGAATAATTTCATTTTTATTCATAATACTGGTCTAGTTTATTTTGGGTTATTTTTCTAATGCCAGTATTTTTCTATGAATTTTTCTTAATCTTAAAAATTAATGCTAGTTCCTTTTGTATATTTCGCACATATACTTTAGGAGCTAGCTCATTTATTTTTTTTTACATATATAAGGCTTTTAAGGAATAAAAAAAAGAAAGGGAAAATTAATCCCTTTCTTATATTGAACTTACTTCGACGTCATGCCATTTCCCCTTACTTTCTCCGACGGGTTTTAAGATATCTATACAAAATTTATATCTTTTATTCATGGTATCTCTAACTTCATATATTCCATCGATACTTGGATCTGATTTACATCTAATTCTTACTTTTGATCCATATTTAAATTGTTTTCTAAGATCTCTAGATACAGCAATCCATTTAAGTTTTCCTTGATTTAGTTTTTCAAGGTCAATTTTTGAATTATCTGCTGTTACTAGAGGATCAGAATCACATTGACTTTCGACTGGATTATAGACAGTTGCAGTTACCTTTATTGTCTTTTCGTCTTTCAGTTCTTCTTCCTCTTTCATTATTGAGTCGAGGAATTGTTCATATTCATACTCCTCGTCTGATTGCCAAATTATTTCTTTCGGCTTTGGTGCAGGTGATATTACTATTGAAATTACTAATATAATTCCTACGATAACTAATACAGTACCTAAACACCGATCAATTTTTTCTATTAATTTTTCTAGTTTCATATTATAAAAATTTAAAACTCCCTAAGCTTTTTTATTATTGCTTAAGGAGTGTATTATCATTTACTTATTTTTCTCATATATAAGGCCTTCAAGTTATATCATCCGGCCAAAATTAAAAGCCCTCTATTCATCACGAACCAAGAGCTTATAAGTCAAAATCATAACATTTTTTTTTAATATGCCACATATAAGGTTTTCAGGGCTTCTTTATCTACTGGCCGGAAATAAAAAAAGAAGGGAGTTTTATATTCACTCCCTTTTAAAAATATTTAATTATATCTTCTCTTCTAAGTTCCGGATCTTGAAATAATTTTACCATTTTGTCATAATATCCATTCTCTACATATTTTCCTTGATCTGATTTTCTAACTTGACTATTATTTATAAATGTAATAAATCTAACAATTCCAGTAGGTTCAACTCTTCCAAACACTACTCCATCTTTCATTCTACTTATTGTTCTGATATCTATTAACTTCTTTGGATCTTTCTTATCAAAAATGGGAAAATACTCTAAGTTGAAATATATTCGATTTCTTTTCAGAAAGGTTGAAACTAAGTCTTCAAATGTCACTTTTTCTGGTTGCACTGATTCTAAGTATCTTTCACGATATCTTTTTATAAGATGTGGCTCCAGTAACATTACCAGTGTTTTTGATTCGTATCTCGCACATGACTCTATAAAGAACATTGCTACTTTATTTCCAGACCAAATATCATTAGTTATTATAAATGGATGATATTGTATTAATGATTTCTTTATTTCTTCTTTTGGAGAACTTATATCATTTACTGCGATATTATAATTTGTACCTCTAATTTTCAACTTTCGATCTATTATAGGTACAGGCTTTTTTGTTCTATCATAAATTTTCTTGATCTTATATTTGTTATTATTTAAGATCTCCATTAATTTTTCATCAATTATTTCTTCGTCTTTTTTGTGCTCTTTTATCATATCTGCACAGCTCATTCCAAGTACTATCATAATTTATTTTTTATTATTTAACATTAATAAGGTTCTCAAGAATAAAAAAAAGAAGTAGGGATTTTATACCCTACTTTTAAGTTTACGAGATTTATAATAGAAAGTATCGATTTCTTGTTCTAGTTTTTTATTTAAGAAGAGACTACTATATGAACTCTTCACTAGTTTAGCACATAAAGAATCGTACTCTTTATTAACCTCATCTTTTTCTTTTTCTGTAAGCTTTCTCGAATCACCTTCATAATTTCTCATAGCGTCTTCGAGTCTTCTTTCTAGTTCATCTTTTTTAGTTCTTAATATCACATCATCTAACATTATTTTTGTTAGAAATAGTGTTCCTGCTGTAATTAAAGCAGTAATTAATGTTTCACTCTTCATTATTGTTTATATTTTTATTGTTTACATTAATAAGGCTTTTAGGTGAGTATTTTATTAATGCACATCCTTTTATACAATTCTTTCTTATGGTACATCTTTCTGCACAGTATTTTATAAATAATTCTTCGTCGATAGGGATGGGCCGAAGACTAGAAGTATTAATAGTCTTCTCCGAAAATCCTGAATCTTGAGCAGAATGAACAATTGAATAAATCGGCCCTAAAATATCGACGACGTAATATTCTTCAGGGTCTCTTTTTCCAAAATCTCTAATGATCTCTAGAAATTCAGCCCAACCTATAAATCCATTATTCTGTGGATTAATTTTTACAATATCACCTTCTTTCATTTTCTAACCAATTTAATATATCTTTCCATTCAGTCCATTCGAATCCAGCTTTATCATCTAAAAGAATATCATAGTAAGGTTTAGTTTCAAAACAAGAAATTCTTCCTGATCTTACTTCTGGATTTTGATTGAGGTATTTAAAATTTATTCCATCTTCCCTGAATTTCTCTTGGTACATTTCTAATTTTTCAGGATAACTGGATGACCATATTAATAATATAGTATCTTCTCTAGCTGATAATTCCTGAAGTGCTTCTTTTGAGGATCCTAAGTATGTAAAGTTCTCAGTTTTATTCCATGAAGGTTCAAGAATGGTACCATGAATATCTACTGCAATATAGATTTTTTCATATCCAAGTTCATGATTTTCTTTATATGTTTTCTTTAAGTATTCTAGCATAATTATTTATTTTTATTTATACACTTATAAGGAAATAAAGAAAGAAGGAATGAACTTTCTCACTCCTTCTTAATGGGTTTTATTCATCAAAAAATAACCATCCTAAAATTGCTCCTCCAATTAAAACAGATAGACCTGCCTGAAATCCACCCTTGCGGTATTCATTAATAGCTAGTAACCCTATTCCTGCTTTAAATATATTCTTAGGAGATACTTTAATTAAAACTTTTTCATTCTTTTTCATGATTATAATTCTTTTTTAATATGAATAAATCCGATAAATTGCTTTTCACTATTAAATACTCTTACGAATAGGTTATTTGTCATTTCGTAAGTATCTTTTATAGTTATTACTCTACTCATCAATTTATCTTTAATGAGTTTTTGTAATTTTATTTTTATTCTCTTTCCTAGACATACTTTATTTACTATGTCTTGAATTTTAACACTACTCCTGCCATTAAAAGCAAGACTGTATTCTCCCGGGAATTTAAATTTTACTGTCCCTAAGATATTTCCTTCTTCTGGAAATATTTGTTTTTCATAATTCTTTTCCATTTTTCTTTTCTTTTAAGTTTTAATTACATTAATAAGGCTTTTAAAGGATGAGAAGAAAAAAAAGAAAGGAGATCAAACTCCTTCCTTCATCATTTCCTCGTCTTTTATGGCATCATGTTCTCTTTTCGGTGTAAGGATAAATTCTTGATATTGTTTCATTAAGTCTCCTGTAGGTTCTAAGTTTTTAACTAACCTGTGAAGACTACTAAGTTTATTCAATAATTTCCCTCTTACTGAAATTGATACCTTTAATTTCTTTTCGAGTTTTTTGTTTTCTTCTACAAGATCCTTAATAGTTTTAGTTTGGATCTCGTAAGTTTGTTTTAATTCTTCATTTTTTGCTGTGAGATCTCTGATAATCTCAGTTTGATCTTTATTAGCTTGTTTTAATCTATTAAGCTCCTCTTCTTTGATTTCTAAAGAGTGAAAAAGCTTAATAGATGTTTCTTTGTAATAATTCATTTTCTCCTTACAGATTTTATTACCTATAAGTTTTCCTACTATACCAGATACTATTGCCGTTCCGGTTGTAATTGCTATAAATTGTTTTGAATTCATAATACTTTTGTTTATTGTTTTTCATTAATATTTTATTATCTCATTAATAAGGCTTTTAAGGAATAAAAAGAGGAAGTTGTCTCCTCCCTCTTTAATTATCTTATTTAAATAGATATATTAAAAATATATTTCCTATAAATAGATATATTAATTCTATCCAATCAAATTTTTCATATACTTCTTCATCTTTTCTTCCTGTTAAGAGAGCAAAGATAGAGTATAATACAGCTGCTCCAATTATAAATACAGAACTATCTTCTACTACTTTTCCTATTCCAAACTTCTCTACTATATAAAAATTCCAGTAAAGTTGCCCAGTTATTGCAATCATAACAGTTGCAAATATACCCTTAAAGAAGCAATTAATTAGTTTTTTCATAACGTCTTAATATATTTTGTGCGGTTCCAGAAGTCCATCTACCTTTTCGAATAAATGCGATATCTTCTGTTGATATAGTTGTCATTGCTGAATCTCTTTGAACATCGTCTTGATAACCTCCGGCCGTTTTAAATAACATAGAAGCTAAATATCTAGGTTTTTCAAGCATATGATAAACTGTAACTCTTGAATGATTCTTAAGATTATCTCTTAACCAATCTTGAGCTAATCTATCAACTCCGATACATTCAGCTACTACGAATTCTGAATCTTCGGCCGCTGCTTCTACAAGACGAGGAACATACCATTCTTTAAATTCTTTTTCAGTAATATCTCTATGTCCTGAAATAAAATAAATTTTCTTTTTCATTATTATTCTTTATTAAAATTTTATTACATAAATAAAGCTTTAAGTCCCTTATAAATGTAAAATAAAATAAAAAAATATGAAAAATTTGAATATTCCGTATGAAATAACATTAGTTTATTTTGACCATGGAACAGATTTGTTTCCAGAAGTTGTAAATAAAAAGGACTTAACAAAACCATTGCGTAATAAAGTATATAATAGTGTTAAGTCAGATAATTTCAATTTGAATGGTAACAAAACAGTGGAAGAGAAAGATATCTCTGAGGTTGTTGTACTTAACTCTGGATTTCATATATCTTTAGCAGAGAATTCACTCTTTTCTTCATATGGAAGACATAATGTTAAGTATGGAGAGGGTGGACCTAGAGTAGCTGTAAGGATTCAAAATGATGAATTAGATTCAAAACTCCCAGGGCGAAACGTTTATATTTATGTAGCTATTGAAGGATTTTTTAAGATTCTTCAAGATACTAGATATGTTTCTGATGGAAATCTACACGGAACTTTCTCTTTAGGTATTGGATGTTTTCCTAGTTTAAAATTAGTAAAGGAAGATTCAACAAATAAATCATTTATATATTCTACGGAGATTGGGAAATTGATTGCAACAAAACCTAAAACGACAAAATGGAAACCTGGATATGTATATGCATTATCTCCGATGGAATTAGTTCTTTATCTAGGAAGTTATATTGAACCTTTTTCGCTCAAACAGTTCAGTTATAGTGGAGGACGTGAAAAGGTATCAAGTATATTTTTAAATTTCTTTGATTCATATTGGTTAGATATTGAATCAGATCGAGAAATACATTTATGTATTCCGATAAATAAGAGAAATAATATTTTAGAAAAATTATCAGGAAATAATAATATAAAGGATTTTATTCAAGGATATTTCTCTGAAAATCTTGAAAATGTAGATAATATAAGAGATGGTATAACTAGAGGAGTTTTAGATATTAAGAAAACTGCTATGAAAGGAACAGAAATCGAGCAACTTTTGGTAGGTGTAGATGATACTTATAACCCAAGAGATGTAATTGTGGATGTTATTGAATCTCTTTCTCATGTAGATTCTATAGATTTCTCTGCATTATCTAGTAAACCATTAGTGGATTTAAATGTAACAGATGGGTATTATCTTAGTATTCTTGAGATTGATCTTAAATTTTTCTTAGGAAATTATCCGAAATTAAAAAAATTTTATATAGAGAAATTACTTGAAAAGGATAATGTTGAATATAAACGAATCTTACAATATAAAAGTCTTTATAGTGATACCTCTCTAGATAGTATTCTTAATCTTACTCAGTATTATAAAGGAGTATTTATTCTTAAAAATCTTAGTAATTATTTTGGTTTAACTGAAGATGATATAAAACAATTAGTAATAGATAAAGTAATGAAAAATTAACTCTATGGAAACTATTAAAGAAGCTGTTACAGAATTAGGTGATATTAGAAAATCAATAAATAACTATAAGAGTATCAAAAACAGTATTAAGAAGACAATTACTGAAGGTTTGGATGAGATGATTAGATTTCTCATGGTTGGTCCAGGAGTAGTTAGTCCAGAGGCAACAAGAACTAGATGTAATAAAGTTATGGATTTGATTAAAATTTGGTATAAAAAGCCTGAAGATAGGGATTGCATTGAAAAAATTTTAGATATTAAGCGGAAGTTTATAACTCCCTCACTTACGGCTGGAGACTCTGAAGAAAAATCTATATCACAAAGGGAAGAAGAGATAGTAACTAGATCAAAGGAGTTAGAAGAGAAAATTCCAGCCGATCTTAGGGAGAAATATCTTCCGATGTATATAGAAAGACTTAGACCTGAAACTATTGAAAGAGGTGATGTAGCATTTCTTCCTATTGGACCTATACTTCACTATTGTATTGTTTTTAAAGTAGTTGGAGAGATATCATTTGTCTTATCAATTACTACATCAGGAGAGGCTAAAGGGTTTGTAGGATATCAACTTGAGAGGTCTAGATTCTTTAAAGGAACTGCTCTGTATACTCTTCACCAGGTTCCGACTGCTTTAGTGAATAGGAAATTTGTTATGCCTTATGATAATAAAGCAGAATTAGGAAGAATTTTTACAGGTTGTGAAGAATATCTTAAAACAAATGTATTAAAAAGAACATATAATAAAAGAAAAAAGAAATGAGCACAAAGATTGGAGTAATTGTTGGTAGATTTCAAGTAGATAATCTAACAAGAGGACATAACTATTTATTAGATAAAGTTAGAGGAGATTTTGGAAATAATAATGTAGTTATTTTTATAGGAGAAACAAAAAACTCAGAAAGAACTGCACATGATCCTCTCCCTTTTGAAGCAAGGAAAGAAATGATACTTGAGTCCTATCCAAAGATGAAAATATTTAAAATTAGTGATCTAGGTAATTATCCTAAATGGGTTGAAACGCTAGATCATAGAATTAATTATTTAAAAAGTCTTGAGGAAATACCACAAGATTCTGAAATTTATATATGTGGTTCTAGAGATTCTGTAGCTGAGAGATATAAAGAAAATGGAGGATTCTATAATATAAAAATTTATCCTGATCAAAAAGATGATGTGCATGTAACTTATTCTGGAACAGAAATAAGAAGGAGAACTGTTAATTGTTTTACACCTAATTGGAAAGATGAAAAGTTAAGAAAATTTTTAATCTGGTGGTATGGAAGATCATGTGAATAGACTAAGAAGAATATGTAAAGAAACATATAAAGAATATCTGAGTTTATGTAGAGATATAGATACGTATTTTCACAGAAAACTTCTTCAGGAGGATAAATCTTTTGTAAATCTCATGGAACCTTTCAAAGTTTGCTTAGATCTCAGTGATAGCTCTAACTATTTAGTAGAATATTATACTGGTAATGGAAATTTTCTGAAGATAGATGAGCTTTCATTCTATTTCTTAGGAAAACTTTTTCGAGATTACTTAGAACCTTTGGATAAAATAATGAAATTTACTAGTAGAACGCAATGTAGATTTATGAGGTTTTTAGAAGATCTTATTAAAATTAATCCAGAAAGTAACTACATAAATTCAATTCTAGATAAATGTGAAATAAATTTTCAGTATATTCGAGATAGAGTGATAAATAATATTGGATATCTTGGGTATTCTGAACAGATTTTAGTATCAACATCAACATATAATGATGAAAACTTTATAACTGAAACTGTAAATTTAATAGGAGAATTTATAAAAATAGGAAGATTATATGAAGAAGAATAGAGGAAAAGAGTTAGCATATATTCTAAGACATAATCCGGCCGAAGTAGAAGGAGCGCTTGATTCAGAAGGTTGGTTAGAAACAAAGAAGTTAATTGATCATGGCTGGACTATGTCTGAACTAAAAGAAATAGTAGATACTGATAATAAAAAGCGCTATGAATTATCGGCCGATTTAAGAAAGATTCGTGCTCTTCAAGGTCATAGTGTTAAAGGTATTAATGCTAATTTTAAGAAGTATACAGGATGTAATATTGTCTATCATGGAACGCAAAGGAAGTTTTTAGAAAGTATATTTAGAGATGGGTTAGTCCCGGGGAGTAGAGAATACGTACACTTAAGTTCAGATCCTTTGACAGCAAGAAATGTAGCTCTTCGAAGAGGTCCTGAGATAGCAATACTTAAAGTAGATTTAGAAGGATTAGAAGATGAAGTATTTATATCTGGAAATGGGGTTATTCTAGTGAAAAAAGTTAGTCCAGAGCATATTATTGAAGTAGATTATGGTTCCTGAGAGAAATAATAACTATACGTTTATCATAGAAGTAGATTGTGATGAAGGTGAGGAGAATATATCAATTACTGAGATATCTTTAGATGAATTAAATCAAGTAAATCCTCTTCTTTTAGACATAAGAGAAAATCAAGGATATTATCCAACCGGAGATTTCTTGGTGTATCCTGATCCAAGTCCTGAAGAATTTTATGGAACTAGATTTAGGGAAAGTTTTGATATTCTAGAATCAAGACTTCCATGTCCGAAGAGTGGATTTAAAAGAATACTAGAAATTAAGGTATTTTCAGAATCCCCAATTTCCTTATATATGTAAAATAAAATTAAACAAAAATGAAAAACTTAAAAGACATGGAAAAGAATGAAAACTACTTTGTTAGAGAAGACATTGTAAGTGAACAACACGTACACCATAAAGATGAATATCGTGAAAAGAAGAGAGATGAAGTCATCTTTACGAGTACGATTTTGGAAGAAACTACACCACAGCTTAAAAGAAAAGAGGATTATGAAAAATCTGAATACTTTCTTGGGTAGTTTAATATAAAGAAAATGGTTTTGTTGGGAGAACTTAGGAGAAGATCTTAAGTTCTCTTTTTTGTTCCCCACAAACTCTTATTAATGTATTATCATTAACATTAAACAATAAAACCATGAATTCTTTAAAATTTTACATTGACAAACTAAAAGATTGTGATGCACACGAAGTTATTAATTCTTTGAGAGTAAATCCAGTATTAAGTGTGGAAGAGAAAAATTTAATTTATTTATATCTTTTCCCTAGACCACTCTTAGACCGACAACTTCCAGAAAGAATTATAGCTTACAGAAAAAATAAGAACCCACAAGGATCTCTTCAACCAGATCTCGGAGAAATTGGATTACTTGTGGAGGCTTATCGTACGGAACAGTATAAAAGATTTATGAAACATTTATTCCACTCTTTTACAGATCCTGAACAACTCTTCCCTATTGCTGGTTTAGGACAATGTGAGTGTGCAATTTGTGGAAAGAATATGTATGAAGAAGGAGCATGGTTTGATCTATGTTCTAGATTTGAATATAATCAGCTAGAAAAAGAGAAAAAAGAATATCTTGCTTTTGGAAGTAAGAATTCTGGTATAAATTTATGTCTAGATTGTATTATTCAATTAAAAGAAACTTCAATACTTTTAGAAGAGATTGAGCCTGGTTATCTTCTAGATTGGAGAAGTAGATGTAAACCAGCATTATTTGTGTAAAGAAATAAAAATCCCAAGCCTTATTTTACATAGGGCCTGGGTTTATTTTTTATAATTTTTGGAGATCTAAAATTTTAAGATCTCCTATTTTTTCTTTTCCATAAGAGAATTCATAATATTCTGCTTTAGAATCAATCAAGAATGTATACGTTTTATCTTTATCTTCATTAGTTAAAGTAATCGCATAATTATCTTGTTTATTGTGTTTTAATTTTAGTTTATCAATTCTAAAGTATAGAATTTCTGGAGTCTCTTCGTCAGTTTTAATCACTGCTGCAATATTATAATTACGTCCAAGAAGTTCAGATTGTTCTTTAGAGTTTGATAGATTTTCAAGAGCTTCGATAGATAGTGTTTTAGCATTATCAAATTTCACTAAGAGTCTATCATAAAAAGCTTTCTCTTCTTGAACCTTAAAGTGCATTGATAACGGAAGAAATCTCAATGATTTTCCCGTTTCCTCTGGACTTTCAAAACTAAAGCCTTCCGGAATAATTCTAGCTTCTTTGACTTCCTCTTCCCCAATTATTTTATACTTAATAATTGAAGTTGTAGTCATAGGATCATAATCAGTTATATCCTCAACTTTTACTTCTTTAAGAGAATAGTCCCATCTTCCAGTTTCATCTCTAGAATAATCAATTAGTGCTAAAGAAGATCCAATATGTTTTGTTAGATCTCCTCCTCTAGGAACGTAATTTAGATTTCCTTCATAGAAACCATATAACTTTTTGTACTTGTCTAATGTTGTTAATTCTTTTTCTGGTTTAAATTCTAACATGATTTTATTGTTTTAGTTAATAAAAAAATATTTTCTTTCACATATAAGATTCTCATCCTATTAAAGGAGCAAAATAAATAACTACACCAATCCATAATAGACTAGTGTAGTTAATATTATTAACTGTTACAAATTTTTATTTCTATGTCATTTAAACGTTCAAAGTAGCCAATCCATGGAGTACTATAAGTAAAGAAAGTTCCATCATTTTTCTTTAACTTCAGAGAATATCTACTGTATTGTCCTTCTACATACCACCAATTCTTAGCAGCTTCTTTTTTAAGTTTTTCTCTTGATTCAGAAGTACATATATATTCTAAATCCATTGCAAATTTATAATGCTGTCGAATTGCTTCTTCATTTTCTTTTGCGATAGATATATTATTCCAAGGATAATCAATAATATCTACATCATTATGCGTTTCAAAAGAACTTCCTGTTTGGTAATAAATGATCAAATGTATGATGTCTTTTTCTTGAATATCATTGATTATTTCTTTAAGTAGATTCTTGGCAGCTTCTTCATCTTTTACTCCAAGCGCTTTTAATTTTTCCAAGTATTTTTCCATATAATCTTTGTATAAATTCTATAGTCCAAATTCCAATTACAAATAGGATTGCTAACCCACAGAGTAATATTCTAATCATAAAATGGTACTATTTTCCAACTTGCTTGTCCTATCTTCCAATTCACTTCTATATAAAAAACATTACCTTCATTTGTAATATATTTCACATAAGATCTCCAATCGCGAGTTATAGTTAACCATGGTTTTTTATTATAATTTACAGCATCGATTGAATCTAATTGTCTGTATATATCATGTTCATTTAAATATGTACAAATTTTTTTGGCAGTATCATAATCAAAAAATTTAGCATCAAATCCTACATCAAACTTTATGAAACCAAGATCTTCATTAGTATTTGAATCTATTGTTTTAATTTTATAGTATGTAGGAAATATTGCTTTAATTGGTTCTGGTTCTCTTTTTTCTAGAATAACTTTTGTTAATCCGTCTATAAACATTTCAGCCTCTATTCTGGACATTCCTTTAGAAATTAGCGTTCTTATGTACTTCTCCATAACGTTTTTGTTTTACTTCAATTAATTCTATTTTTACTACACTAGGAATAGTATCACAAACTATAATAGTTGAATCCTCAGCAAATCGTATAGATAACTCAGAGGCTTTAACGTACTCTATGACTTTTTCGGTATTATCTTTGAGAGTAATCTTAAGTGTATAATACTGAAATACTCTATTATTTACCCATTCAGTATAAATAGTAGATACAATACACGCTGTGATAAGAATTAGTCCAATTCCTAGCCATTTTCTTATTCTTCTAGTCTCAATTAAGAGAAAATAAACTCCTATTAGACATATTATTATTGAGAATATAATTACTATAATCGTCATTTATCTTTAGAATTAAATTTTTCTAATAACTCCGCTGAATGTTTCTTTAAAGCTTCTTCTGGGGTTAATGAATAGTATTTATCTATTTCAAAATCCCAAGATGTATCTCTATTTCCAGATGAATTATTAACTCTGAGTTGATATGTTATAAGCGGTTCATCTCGATTTAATGATAATTTTATATCTACACATTCAACATCATAATACTTAAGCTCTCCATGAGTAACTCGATATAATCTTGTTCCAGGTTTATATTTATAATTTATTTCTATAGTTTCCATAATTAATCTTCATCACTGTTTACTATAAAATCCCAAACTAATTTAACAACTCCTCCTGTTATGAAGAATGTAGTTAGCATCTCTGTAAATTCTGATTTTTCTGGAATTATTGAAAGAATAACTCCAATAATTATCAGAACTAAATCTTGTATAAAATTTCTCCATTTCATGATGTAAGTAAAAATTTAATTGCATTATAAATCACGAAAGCCATAAAAATTATTCCAATGATATATGCTGTAAGAATAAATACTCCTACTGATAGCGCGAATACAATCTTAGTTATAAATCCTAGGAATAAACATCCTAAGAACGTTATTACCAAGAACATAAAACATCCTAGACAACTTTTTCCCAACATTCTATTATCCTTTCTTTTAAGTAATTAAAGTATTCATTAATAGATTTTCTTTTCATTTCCGACCATTTTTCATCTACTGTTACAGAATATTGATTTCTTATCATGTAAATTAAGAGATCTTGTACTGTTGTTCCAGAAGGCATTGGAAGTTTGTAATCGCCTAGAATTTCTTCAGAATCTATCATCTCAAGGATATATAATTCTAGTGCTCTAACAATACTACAACACATAGCTTTTCCTCTAGTAGGATATTCTCCATTATCTCCATATAATCCAGTTCCATCCATAAGATCTGGATCATCAAAAGTTTCTGGATTATAAAATGAAATTTGCCAATTCCAATTTATACCTTGACTATAAAATTCTGGTTGGATATGTATTATTACGTTATGTTCGTCTAACCATCCTAAAAGACCAATTAAATTTTTTGGCTCATAATCTTCTCCAAGTTTCTTAGCAATATATCTATATAGATCATTTGCATAAACTAATAATAAATCTAATCTTTCTTTTTCCATCTTTTTCTTGTTCTAAATAATATGTATGGAGTTAGAATAAATATTATGAATGGAGTTTGTGATGCTACTACCCAATCCATATCTTTGGTAGTTAGGTATATAATAGGATCAAATATAAATTTCCAAAAAAGACATATTAAAATGAGTTCACAACCTCCACCTTTCTCATCTAACCATTCCTCAAATTTAAACTTTTTCATATTACTACTCCTTTCCACATTCTTTTTTCTAAAGTATTTGTTACTTCTTCCGGAAAATCAGCGACGTTCCAGTGTGCATCAAATAATTTATGTTTACAGATTTTACATAACCACCATGGAAATTTTTCATATAACCATGCAAAGCTATTAAAAGCCCAATCACGACTTGATGCCCATTCCGTCGCTAAAAATCCGGAAGTATAGATTGGAATACACCCTTCTTCTTTAAATAACTTCCTTCGTGAGACTCTAGGGTCAATCCATGATAATACTTTAAGAAAATTATATAATATTTTTACACTCCATTTATATCTCAATTTTTCTTGAATCGGATAAGTAACTTCATGAAACCACCAATCTCTAAAATATTCAAGACAAGGCATATCACGATCACTTTTATGTTCCCAAAAAGTTTTATAATATTCTTGAATAGGATTTTTATGAATTTCTTCTAACCCTTGAATTACATGATATATTTCTACAGGTTTATCGTTTAATGTAATTCTGTATTCTATATCTGAACTACTAGGTCTAAATTTATCATACGTCCATTTGTGAATTAGAAAGACTGATATATAGTCCTCAGAATTATCACAATCGTAAGTTTCAGACCATCTCCCACATCCCCAAATTCCGAGATACCAATATTTAAGTCCTCCATTAGAAAAACTGAAAGACATTGTCATACTATTTCCCCACTCTTCATTAGGGGAAGTGTCGTCCTCAGATAAGATGGGATTTATTCCTCTTTCTTTTAGTCCATTCAAAATTAATTCTGTAATCTTTTTAAATTTTTTAATTTTTTCTTCATTAATATTTTCCATGATTCTTATTGTTTATCAATTTTAAGGCTTTAAATCCTTATAAATGGAAAAGAGAAAATCCTTTGAATTGCATATTATAGTGTGAGCCCCTGCCTGTGATAGGTCGGGGTTTATTTTCCTTATATGTGTTATGAAGAAAATAAAAATAGAAAGTATTGAATTTTATAGATTACGATATAACAAAAATATTATAGTTGGTTATATCAGATTTAATCAGTTATTTAATAGAGAAGAATTTATAAAATTTATTTATGATAAAAATATATCTATTCTTCGAAATAAACTTTTGAATTATCATATTCTAAAGAACTATGAAGAATTAAATGCAGCTAGATCTCCAATAGGGAACTGGATTAGTCCTTCTGAAGTTAGAGATTTAGTAATGGTATTACCTGTTTATTTACATTCTGAGGATAATTATAAAAAATTAACAAAACGAAGTTTATTTAGAAAGCTTAAGAATAATCTTATAATCTCAGAAACAGTTCATAATAATCTTTACAAAGATATTATAATGAATATTTGTCCTTCTGATATAGAATTACGAGGTTTTATTGAGTATTCTCTTAGACTTCCAGATAAACCAGATAAAAGTTATCGTAATTTTATAATGAATATCTTGGATTTTTTAGAAGCTCTTGAAACTCTTACTAATGAATAATAAATAACAATAAACATAAGAATTATGGAAAAAGAAATTAAAATTAATGGTTCAAGATTAAAATTAGTAAAGTACTGTGATTATGAGTATGGGAAAAGTACTGAGATTATCCTGAGAAATAAGAAAAATCTAAAGTATCAATATGTACTTTTAGCAGATAAACTTAGTTCTTCTGGTAATCCTTGGTTAATAATGGATTCTTATGGAAAAAATAAAATAAGAGTTAGTCCTAGTGTTCATAATTACGCATCTGCATGGGGAATAGTAAAAGAAAAAAGAGTTGAAAGATACTCTGGGGAAACTTATTCAACCCAGGATCTTAGAATTATATTATCTTTTTTAGGAAGTACAATTAAACTTGAATACCTAGATACTGCTGAACTTTTAGCGCAAGCAACAAAAGATGAAATAGTTATCAAAGGTTTTTACGAGATGTACGGTCGTGTAGGGATGACTAATTATATTGAAGATCTTAATGATATTATTAAACGTTCCGAATATACACCCAAACCTATTGAAAGAAAAACTAAGTATCCAAAAATTTATTCAGATTATAATAAATATTCAATTAGTAGGTTAATAACTGATTTAATTGAGGATAATGCAAGTATTCTTATTAATCCAGAGTTGATCGGAAAATATAAAAGACTTTCTCCTAAAAAAGTGGATAGTAATACTGCTGTTACTTACCAAAAAGATAAATGGGCGAAAGTGACAGGAACGATTGGAAATAAAAGACGAGCTAACTTAGGAATCTGCTTTGATACTAATGTGGTAGTTAATATCCCAGAAAATACAGTCGGAATAGAACCCGGCGAAAAAACATATAAAACAAGACAATCTATATGTTTAGTAAAGGATGGTCTTCTTAATCAGTCTTTAATAGGAGTTATGATTTCCAATAAACTCGCCGGGAAATTTAAACGACTGGGGATAATAAAATCAGAATTAGTGTTTTCTGGAGAGTATCTAATAGATATCTCATCTCTTCCAGTAGTAACTAAGTGTGCAATTAGAGATATTAGTAGTTATTACCTTTCTCGATTAGAAGTTAAGTATAAACTTGCAGCAATAGCTAATGAATATATTCAAGAGTACTATCCTGAGAAGGTAACTTTAGATCCAAAAATAGAGTTTCTTAAATCTCTTGGAATAGTTGGAGATTATTACTTCCCTAAGAAGGAAACTGATAAAGAAGCTACAAGAAAATCAGAAATGATAATGGAATTGGTTAGTTTTATTTCTGGTATCCCTGGAGAAAAACAAAAAAGACAACTTATGTATAAAGAATATCAAAGAGGAGCATTACCAAAAAGTAGTGTAATCAAAGTATTCTTAGACTCTATTGGTTTTGGAAAAAGGCCAATCGAAGAGATTCGAAAAGAATGGAAAACTAATCTCACTAAATACAATGAAGAGCTTAGAAGAAGAAAGTTTCAGATCATTATGTCAAAAACAACGAGATTTAATGATAAACATTTTCCATTGATTGAGAGTACTAGTAAGACGGTTGATATCTTTTCTTCAGATCATACAGCAACAGTTTCTTGGAAATTTTTACTAAATACTATAAAATCATGAGAGTAATAAATAATTTAGAGACAGTAAAAAGTCTTCTAAAATTTAAGATATCTTCTAAAGGTAAACCGGAGATATATTATTTTGTGCAAGTTATACAAAGAAGAAAAGAGAATCCTGATTTACCTCTTCAAGAAATACAGAGATATGCTTGGTGGGTGACAGATTTAGGAGTTCTTGAAAAATCCTGGAATCGATTAACGGAGATGTGTGAACATTATAAAGCAAGAGCTTACATATCTATTACACCAAGATCTTTGGAAAAATTTGGAAAGCAATGTATGTTTGAATATTCTAAGAGAGTAGCAAACAATGATTATACAAATATACATAATCTTCCAAAGAAAGTAGCCTTAAGTAATGAAACGGTTCAATCAAAAGGAGTTGTAGATAAACCTAGGTGGATTTTAGATATTGATTCTGAAGATAAATCCTATCAACATGATATAGAAAAATTTATCTCAGGATATACTAATATTCTAGGAAAAATTAATACTCCAAATGGTTGTCATCTTGTGATAGAGTCATTTAATTATGGACTTATTAAAGATTATCTAGTTTCTAAAAAACGAGAGGACTATAAAATAATAAGTGATAATGAGGTTGAAAGACTATTTACTCTTAGAAGAGAAGGGAACACAATTCTTTATGCAGTAACTAACTAAACTAGAACATTTAAGAAGAAGGAATGAAATACTTCCTTCTTTTTATTTTCTTCTCCCCTGAAATTCTTATATATGAAGCGGAAATTAATACAGAATCCGCTTCGAAAATAAATGCGTAAAGAATTAAATAACATTAATGAATTAAATTATGAAAAAGTTAAAAACAGTAAAAGTTCCCACATCTAACGGAGAAAAAGTGGTAGTCTTTAGACCCATTGAGGAAATTCCAACATCACATTTAATTTGTGATAAAGAATGTCCTTATGGAAAATGTTGTTCTTTTATCCCTGATCCTAGAGATCCCGGAAATGAAGAACTATCATTTATCGATTTTTGTAATGATCTTGGAGCTAATGAAGGAGAAGATTCAGATTTAACCTCAATGGTTCCAAAAGAAGGCACTCTTGAGGAAATTTTCAAAGATCAGCCTGATATATTACAAAAAATCGCCGGAAATAAAAAATTGGTTTATCTCGACGAAGTAATCGATAAATGTTGCCCTGATATCTGTGAATATTATAATAAGGAACATTCAGAGTGTACCTTAGAAAATAAGATGTGTATTCTTCGCGGATTGTTTGTAGGTCCAGTTAAAGAAGACAAACCTTCTAAAGAAGAAACGCAGGGACAGGAAGCTGTTGAAGAAAAGAAATAAGTTTTAGGGGAGTATGAGAAAATACTCCCTTTATTTTATAAGATAATTTTATGGAAATAACAGGAAAATACAGTAAAGCAATAGTTTTTACAGAGAACATAGAAGAAGCTGCAATTTCTCAGGTATATGATCTTTTGAATACTAAGATGACTGAGAATGAGACAGTTAGGATCATGGAGGATTGTCATGCAGGAAAGGGTTGTGTAGTAGGATATACTCAAACTTACTCTGGCGGTCCACTTGATCCTGATGTTGTCGGTTGTGATATTGGATGTGGTTTGCTAAGTGTGAATTATAAGATGCCCTCCGAAAATCCTGATCTAGTTCTTTGGGATACTAGAATACGTAGAGATATTCCGATGGGTATGGAAGTAAATGAGAAACCAGTTATCCAAGAAAAAGAATTCAAGAAATTTTTCAAAACAAAATTAGAAAGAGCAAGAAGTTTATGGCCTGAGTTTGTATGTTATGAAGGGCTTGGAGAAACAGAAAAATTCATATCAAAAACTCTAAAAAGAATTGGTATGGATGAAGGAATTTTCTATAAATCTCTTGGTACTCTCGGCGGCGGGAATCACTTCTTAGAGCTGGGACAAACAGAAGGAGATAAAGATTCGGTGTGGGTAACAATTCATACTGGTTCTAGAAATCTTGGAATAAAAATCTTAGCTTACTGGAAGAAACAAATTGGAAAAACTAGAATTCTTAAGGCGGATATGAAAGCGGCCGAGAAGGGAATTAAAGAAAAATATAAGGGTCAAGGAAGAAAAATTAAAGAAGAGATAGAAAAACTTCATACTTCCGGCCGTCATACTATACCGCCTAGTAGATTCTTAGTAACACATGAAGATATATCTGGTTACCTTGGAGATATGTTTTTTGCTCAAGCCTATGCAGAATATAATCGAATAGTAATATCAGAGAGAATTAAAAAAGCTCTTGGACTTGGAAAAGAGCTTGAGAGAATTGAGTCTATTCATAATTACATAGATCCAAGAGATAGAATAATTAGAAAAGGATCTATTCAAGCTTACGCCGGACAGAAAGTAATTATCCCTATGAACATGGCTTTTGGAACCTTAATTTGTGAAGGTCTTGGTAATCCTGATAGAAATTATAGTGCTCCTCATGGTGCTGGGCGCTTAATGTCTAGGCGAGAAGCAAGAGAACGATTAAGTCTCCAAGAATTTAAAGAAAGTATGGGCAATGTATATTCTAGTTCTGTATGTCTCGCCTGTATTGATGAAGCGCCCGAGGTATATAAAGATCCTTCTGAAATAATAACTGGAATACAAGATACGGTGAAAATTTTGGAAATTATTAAACCTATTTTATCTATTAAAGCAGGAACTGGAGATGATGAAGATTAGTTTTTATAGAAGACTTCAAAAAGAATTATCAACTGATATTGGAATTATTAGTGGAAATATTTTTGGAGAAAACTTTATTTTAGAATATGGTTTGGATGGGTTAGCAACTAAGAGAATAACTCCTAAACAAATTTATGTAAAAACTTGTCTTGGAAGATTTTGTATATTTCGATTTTGGGATGATACTTCTTTATCAGAACATCTTCGATATAGGAATATAATCGATTATTTAATTATTCAGGAAGTTAGTATTGACCCAGAAAAACTTAAAAAATCGTTTATTCAAGGGTCTAAGAACTGTCCTTATGCAAATGATTTAAAATATTTAGTAAAAAATTTAAATAATATAAATTTTACATGACAGGAATAGTAGTTGATACAAATGATGTGATTGAATTAAGAGAAGTAATAATTCGAACTATGAAAGGTTTAGATATTTATATATGTATTGATGATCAACATTATAATTATTTTAAAAGACCTAAACGAAAAGGTATATATGAATCTATTAATTTTGGTAGATTTTATTTTGAGTTACCAGAAAAAATGTCAAATAGATCAATTGTTAAAGTTTTAGGGACAGTAGAAGGAATAGATTATAAAAAGATAATTCAGGGTATGAAGAAAGCTTTTAATAATTTTTGGAGTGGTATAGATGACACTCAATTGACTATATTAAAAGATATGATAAATAATCCAAAAGAATATTTCCTATGATAGCAGATATTGTTATATCGAATTATTATCTTAAATTACATTCTACTAGAGAAACATTCTTAATTCTTTCAACAAGTACAGGTCTTTCTATTAATATAACTGTTCCTGTTATATTAAAACGACCATCTTATGAAACTATCTACGCTTTTATTAGAGAAGGATGTTTTGGTATAGAACCGAAATGTACAAATGATAATAGATATATGATTATCGGAAGCGTAGAATTAGATGCTCAAAAAGTTATAGAATGTTTTAAGGAAGCTCGTAAAACAGAATTATGGAGACTTTATATGGAGAAGTCTCATTTAGCTAAACTTGATGAGCTTTTATTAAATCCGGAAATCCTTATAAGTGATAAACATAAACTATAAAACTTATGGAAGAAGATAATAAATTTAAAGAATATCTAAAGCCTGACTACTCTTCGGAAGAACCTCCATATGATTCAGGAGATGATGACGATGATGATATCAATGAAATCGATGAAGCAGAGGAGGATGAGAGAATAGAAAAAGTAGTTAAAGGTCAAAAAGAATTGAATGAAAAAATTATGCAACAGACACCATTTGGACAAAGTGTAGGTGGAGGTAATTGGGGTCAACCATCAACTCCATCTTGGAATAATAACGGAGGATCTTCGTGGGGAGGAAGTAATAATCAACAGTATCCATGGCAAACAAAACCAGCTGGAGGAAATTCTTGGGGAAACTCAGGAGGATCTTGGAGTGGATCTCCTGGCTGGGGTAGTGGTGGTAATACTGGAGGATCCTGGGGAAGTAGTAATACAAATAATGGAAGAAAAGAGATTGATCGACAAAAACAAGTAATATTTTGTGATGTCTTAGATTGTTTAGTAGAAACTTTCCAAAGTAACGGAAAACCAGGTCTTCTTCCACGTGGAATTTATGATATTAGACTCCGTTTTGAAGTTTGGGATAAGATTTTATGTTTTAACCCAAATAAAGTTTATGCTATGGTTCCAAGAAATCTAATCTTAAGTAGTAATGGTTCAGATTCTTGGAAAATAATGTTAGAATATATTGTTTGTGCTTTATCAGAATATCTAAGAGTTCCGTATGATCATTGTCAAATCTTAGTACAGAATGATTTTGGACAATCTAAAGATAGAATGATGGATGCTGTAATTTCTAAGACTCGTGGATTTGATAAGAATTCAGCCATACAAATTGGACTTGAATCTGGTTTATATGGTCAAAGTAATAGAGATATATTAGCAGCAGAAAAAGTAGGAATTGATTATATAGATCTTGGACAACTTCTTAACATATATTTCTAATGATTAACCTAGAACAGAAAGGAGAATGGGGCGTATATTTCTTTGATATCGACCATGTTCTTATATATTCTGCTACAATAGAATTAACTCCGAAGAAATATACTAGGAATCCAAGTATAATTCCTGGAAAGAAAAATAAATTGGTTATAGAATTAGGAGTTGAGCCTGAATATTATTTTAAGAAAACAGGGTTAAAATGTCTTATGAAGCGTATGGAAAGTTTAGGAATTATTAACCTCGAAGATAAACATCGAGGGAATACTTCTTATGATCCTATTATTTGTGATAAAAATTGGAAAAAGATTAATTCATTAGAAATATCTTTAAAAACGATAGTCGATATAATTAAAAAGAAAGATACATATTTAATTGTAGGAGATTCAAAAACTGTAATAAATATTCTAAATTCTTCTGAAAGCTTGAAATTCTTATAAATGTATAAAATATAACAAATAGAAAAATGAAAAATTTAGTAGCACAAAAATGGATTGATGAATGTGGAACTTTATTTCCGATTGATGGAAATACAGTACTTTATCCAACTCCAGGTTCAGGAATTTTTGAATTATATCAAGGAAAAGGTCAAGATAAGAGAATCGGTTTAAAAAAACTCTCAGAAAAGTTTGAATTTAATCACAAAATATATGATGTAGGTTGTGATAATTTATTTGATATAATTCAAAAAACTTGGGAATCAGATAAATTTGTTGAAGAGAATAAGAATCTTGGTGTTATTTTCACAGGATATAAAGGAACAGGAAAAAGTGTTGGTGCTAAACTATTATGTAATAGATTAGACATTCCTGTCATAATCATTCCTGATAATGAAATAGAGGGAATGGTAAGTTTTATTCAACAACTCGACTTTGAATGTATTGTTTTGATTGATGAAGCAGAGAAAACATTTAAGCGAGGAGAGAGTGATGAAGTATTACTAAAATTAATTGATGGGGTATATAATAGATCAAGAAAATTATATATTCTAACAACAAATACACTTAACGTAAATGAGAATTTACTTGGACGTCCTGGAAGAATTAGATATATCAAACAATTCGGAAATTTGTCAGAAAAAGCAATAAACGAATATTTGGACGATAATTTAAAAATTCCAGAAGAGAGAGAGAATATTCTTCAAAAAATCGATCTTCTTGAGATATCTACTATTGATATTCTTGGTTCGATTGTTGATGAAGTAAATATTCATGAAAAACTTTCTGAAGATACTTGCCTTAATATTCCTTTGGCTAAATATGTTTTCGATATCATGAAATTCCCTGTTGAAACAGAGGAAGATGTAACAAGGATTAAGGAAATTCTTCGTCCAGGAAGAGCTAATTTCCCAGAATGGCTTGGAAAAGATTGTGAGATGGAAGATAAAGATTCAGATACTAAGACAAATGAGGATTATTGTAGTAATATCCTAGATGGTTGGAAAACTAGAATGACATCTCAATTCTCAAGTCTCTGGAAAAATCAAGAACTTAGTATTGGAACCATTCTTGAAGATCCTGATGAAGACGGATTTATTCTAGTTAAGGATATATATGGGGATGGCGAAATATTAGTTAAGATAATTAGACAGAAAGGTAATCCAAGTTTATATCGAGGTGGATTAATGTTCTGATAATAAAGATATAGAGTATTTGAAGACAGAGGGTGGCAAGTAATGAGATTATGGCTGCCCTCATTTTCTTATTTATGTAAATTATGGGAAAAAAGAAAAGAATAATAACTAGTTTTTCAGATGTTATTACAAATTCAAGCACTGAAGTATTTTTAATTCAAGGACCAGATGCATTAAGACAGATGATTGGTACTGGAATATATAAAAAATATCAAAAAGATTTCCTTGTTCTAAAAACTGAGGAAGATGTTGAATATTTCTTTAGATTTCAAGGAAAGAAAGGATTTAATCATAATTATTCAATATGGGATTTAAAACCTCTACTAGGAAATCTATTTAACTTATACCTTGATATGAACAATGAATTCCCTGATAAAGAAGATGATATTTGGGAAATGTTTAAACCAAAGATTATGGAGAGATTAAAGGGAACTATTGTATATATTGATATTAAACATAATCAAAAAATTATGAATAGACTTTATGAACTGTATCCTGATGATAAAGACTATTCTTATGAGTTAGATAACTTAGAAACAAAAGGATTTAGATATGGATGGAGTCTTGACTGATATTTCTGGAATAATAACTAATAATTTTTATATTTATTCTGGTATTCGTAAAATCTATAGTGAAGAAACTATATACTGTTGTTTTAGATTAAGGGAACATATTAAAGCAACTCTTCCCAAAGAACTTTTAGATTTTTTGGGAGGGAATGCATCTAAGAATGTTTATGATTTGTCGGATAATATAATATTCCTTGAACTTAATATAAAACCACCTATTCTAAAACACTTAACTCTTCCTTTCTGTATTAAAAAAACAATTAATATTTTTTTAGCCACGGAAGGAGAATTTAAAGGTAGTAGTAATTATAATTTCTACACTCAAGATAAAGAATTTAAATTTTTGAATAAAATTATAATAAAAACCCCTATAAATAAAATAACATTAATTCGTAATTTAATAAAAGATAATTTATCAATAGTATTATCAGACAACATATTAAATATTTTAAATTATTATGAAAAGGAAGAGAATAATAATTAGTTACTCAGATGTGATCACCAATTCAAGTACACAAGTCTTTTTTCTTGATATTGAAGAAAAACTCATTAAATTCTTAAATGATAATAATATAACAAAAGATGTTGTCATTATTAGAGATAAAGAAGATGTTATAAGAGCTATTGAAATATATCAGAAAGAAGAGGATGAACATGGATATGGCGGTGATTCTACGATCTTTGAAATGATGAGCCATGTAAACGAATGGTATGATATGTATACTGAATATGGTAAAGGTGATCAATGGAAAAGATTAAATGAAGCTGGAAGAACTGATAGAGAAATAGTTGAATTTATTTGGCCACTTATAAAAGATATAACTGGAAAAGTATTCTATAGTTTTGCTGATGATTGTGGAACTTCAAGTACTGCAGAAATTCTTTGGGAAGGTGGATATTATAGTTACAGAGAATAATAAATAGAGTTATTATATAAAACTATACTTAAAATAATAGGTATAGTTTTTATTTTTCTTCCCTTAAAACTCTTAATGATGTAGTAGATAGTTGTGTTCTGC